GAACATTTTCGGGTCAAGCGAAAGAACCTCGACAAACTCCTTTGTGTCCTTGAACCCGGCCTTTTGAATGGCGGCCTTGCGCGCCTTGGATGACTCAATGACGTTGGCCTCGACTTCCAGCCAGTCGTCGCCATACCGTCCGTGATACTCCTCCAATGACATGAGGCCGGACTGGACATCCATCCGGTCTTGCTGCGCCTGCTGCCGGTCAACATTAACCTTTTGCGGAAACTGCCACGCGCGCAGTCCGTAGTCTGGAGGCAAATCCTTTTTAAGCGAACCTTGGGCGATTTCCTCAAACATTAGATAATCAATCAGCCCGTCAATCTCAGCGGCCACGTCCAATTGGAACGGCTCGACCACCTTCTGGGCTATGTCCAGGTCGCGGCGAATGTCCGTGCCGCCGATATTTATCGGAAGCAGGACGGAAATGGGAAACCCGGTTGATCCGCCGGTGGTGTGGGAAAGAAAATCCATAAATCCCTGCCACGCGGAGCCGGGCCGGTTTGGAATATAAGGAGTGTATTCATCCCCTTTTCGCAGAACAATCGGCGATGATCCGAATTTCACGTTGTAATAGTCATCCTTGGGATCGTTGTCGGCGGGAAGATTAAACACAGTCGGATAAACCGAGCCATAACGCAGGCTGCGGAAGGTTTCCGGATCAAGCTGGCCCGTGGCCGTCTTGATAATGTCCTTATGACTGGACGCCTCCTTGACACATTCCTTTTCCAGCGCCAAAATGTCATCTATGTCGCGGGCGGTGTTAATCGCGGAGGCAAGGATTGTTTCACCGCGATATTGGCCCAGCCGGGTCGGTGTAAAGTGTTGGATTACAAACTGGGCATCGTAAGGCTCTTTTACATCCTTCAAATTGTAGGATTGCACAATGCCCTGGCTGTTCAAGTTAAAGCCGTCAACGATATTGCTTCCAACACTTCCGGTTCCGCCTACGCGCTCTGCTTCAATTCCCTGGATCAAATCTTCAAAATTGACCGTGGTGTCGGAAACCTTTATGGAAAAACATTCACCATCCAACAGCCGGGCGCGGACAACGGCCCGGACATACTGGCTCCAGTTGCACTTTGATCCAAGGTGGATGCTCCGGGCGCGCAACTTCCAAACCGACTTCCACCGCTTGTTCCATTCCGGGTTGCTTGACTTTGGAACGGGAGTAAAACCGCTGCCGACGATAAGTGTGACCATCCGCTCGATGATTCCACGGATCAATGGCGAATTTTTGTAAAGGTAGCGGGCGTGTTTGGAAAGTTCCAGCCGCGTGAACCTGTCCAAATCCTTGTTGGGACTTTGAACCGGAAACCAAATAAAGGAGCGCTTGGGACTCCACCGCGATCCTTCATACCAATTATTCTCCGCCGCCTCCAGCATCGCGGGACGGCCATTCGGCGCAAGTATCATCGGTGATCCGTTTGGTATGGAAATCATGCGGCTCATTTGGCGAGATACATATAGTTACCGGAGCAGCCGGTGACGGGACGGAGAAAGATTTCCATTTGCGGCTCAACCTGCGCATCGGTCGGGGCGGCAATCGGCGGGCCGGTCCAGCGCATGTCGTAAGTGGATGCGCCTTCGAATGAAACCTGTTGAAGATATGCCGTCGCGCGGTCAAAGATTTCAACCAAATAAACCCAGGCATTGAGAACTTCGGCGGGATTCGGCTGGCCCGGTGAATCATTGAACTCCGTCCTCTGGCCGTTGGCACTGGTGGATTTAATCGCGCCGGAAGAAACAAGGTTAAACTGCGCGGTGGCCTTTGTGTCAAGGGCCGCGCGGAGTGAAGGTTTGGGATTAGAAGACGAGGCAGATACGGTTGCCCAGACAGACCTCAGGGCCTGAAGCAGGAAGCGGGCATCTGTATTCATTCTGGCGCGAACCTAAATTAGTCCGGCGAAAAATCCTAGCGGAAGAAGCGATAGTTACGAAAAAAGCCCGAATCCCTAAGGATTCGGGCTAAAATAAAATCGAAAGCGTTACAAAAGTAACGCTTTTTAAGTGATGACTCCGGCAAGTTTTAACGCCTTCACCGCTTTTTTCGCATCATACCGGATCACTCGTTGGTTCAAATCTTTTCCGCGCGACGGCTTGAGTCCCCACCGCTTTTCATTGAACCGGACTTGATCAACCGTCACCTTGTCGCCGCGCCGGCGGGATATTAAAAACGAAAGTTCCTTCCTGGTAATTTTTATTCTCACTGTCTGCCTCCAGGCGGCATGGTGAACGGCGGAGCCTTCTGGATCGGCGACTCGGTGATTTTTTGAAGGAGGCTGAACTTGATGACCTCCAGGACGGCCACGATATGAGGCGGAGCCGCTCCGCCGGATTGGACGGCCTTGTTAAGCGCACTTACAACTATCACTTGGAACTCGCTCGCGTCAATGCTTGAGCAAGTTGCAATTCCAACCAGTATTTTTTCTTGATTTGCATTCATATTATTTATTCTCCGTCCCAACTCCCATCAGCCCGGACATGTCAATCTGCATCGCGGCATACGCCTCGTTCACAAACTGGTCGTTGCGCTTTTTCTTCTGCACCCATTTCCAAACCCGCGAGCCGTCGGATGGATTTACATATTCAATCCGCTCCTCGGCCTCTTGGTGCGCCTTGTATTCATCGCTGACATCCTCCGGGGTTTCAAACTTAGTGTTCGCGCGCAGCCAAAAAAGACGCTCGCGGATGCCGCGTTTGGAATACAACCAATAAAGCGGCTCGCGCGGATCGGGCACCGTTGCATGCTTTCCTTCACCGCCGACTTCGATGTATTGAAAATTCGGCTGGCGGTTCAACATGGCGTGCAGCGGACGCTCCGGCGAAAAAATCCGGCGCGTCCCGCCTTCGTGCGCAAAGAACTCATCGCCGGTTCCCTTTATGGCATTGATTCCGTATTTCATGCAGAACATATAAACATAGGTGGTGTCGTCGCCGGAGTCGGCAACCACCTGCCAATGATTCACCTTATGCTCGTCCAATATGAGAATGACCTGCCCGTCATCTTCAATCTTGCCTTCATAAACCAGCAGCGAGTGAAGGTTTCCCTCCCAGTCAACCTTGACATCCCGGATAAGCAGCCACCAATACGGAAAGTCTCCGGCGGCGCGATCACCTTGTTGCCGGTCAAGCTGGCCAATGCGCAGCTTCGGTTCCGCCAGCCCGGCCCGCGACTTGACAATGCCCTGGGTTATGGTCGCCGCGCTGGCCAAGGGGACATCCTCTTCATCGTAGGGGATGCACTCACGCTCACATTTGTAGCGGTGGAAAGGCTCCGGGTCGCCAAGGGCGCGGGCGCGGAGCGCATTGTGTTTGTCTTTTATCAAAGTCATCCAGTCAATGTAATCAACAATCACCGAGTCATAAGTATATGACCGGTGAACCAACTCCGCGCCCTGGTTCTGCGGCTCTTCATATTTTCCATTCAACGAAAGTCCGCGCCGGGTGCGCATATCTTCATTGTGGACTTGAAACCCGCATGGCATAAGATAGCGGATCGTTGGCCGGAGAATGTTGTAGTTATATTCAAACCGGCCCGGCCGCCGCGCCTTGTCCGCGTCATAGCGAAGCCCGCCAAGCTCCGGCTTCTTATCCTCCCACCGGGTGCGCATCCGGTGATACAATCCGCAGCCCGGACACTTAACCGTCCATTGCTGCATGGTTCCGTCGCCATAGGCCTGGTCCAGTTGGTCACCCTTGGTTCCGGCGTTGGATATGTCAACGGACTTGAAGTTCCAAATCGCCGTGGACCGGTTGCGCGCCTTTTTCAAATGTCCCGGCTCCCAGTCGTGAACCTCCTCGTTGATTTGAAGCGCGATGGAGTCAGAGTCAAGGTTGGCGTCTATGAAAGCGCCCTGCATCCTAAAGAATATATTTCCAAAATCAATCTCACATTCCCTTTCCGGGATCAACTTCATACGGTCGGCCACCGGCGCGCAGGCCGCAAGGATTCCTTTGATCCGGGAGGCCCACCGTTCCGCCGCCCGCTTGTTACTGCTCCAGTTATACTGGAGGAACCCGCGCCAATACATCATCCAATAAAGCATCAGGACTTCACCGAACACCGACCCGCCTGACTGGACCGGCTTCATCAGGGTTACGATCCGCGTCGGCAAATCCACCGCCCGATCAATCGGCTCTCGCAACCAAGGAGTGACCGAGATGTTAAAGTGTTTGCTCCGCGCGGAAGTCGGAAGCTGGACATTCTCCTGCGCCCATTCAATTATATCCGGCGGCGAAGACGGGATGGCGGACAGGGCGCAATCGCCGAGGCGCGCATAATCTTCGGTGTTGATTTGTTTTTTAGACATTTCCTTTTTTCTTTACAAACTCATTAACCTTTATCTTGATCAACTTCTTGATCTGGACGATCTGGGCCGCGCACTCCGCGCTGATTTCGATTTCACCCTTGCCTTTCAGGTTGGCCGGAAACTCGTTGGCGATCCGGTCCAACTCGCCGAAGAACGCCACACCCATGAGATAATTAACAAACCGCTCCACCTGCGCAAAGTCAATCACCTGCTCGCGCACCTTCTCCAGGTTGGCCTCCTTGATCAGCGCCGCCGCCCGCTTGTCGCGCTTGCCCCAGTCGATATAATCTTCATCGCCTTCCTCCTTGGGCGGCTGATTGAAGAACCATTCAATGAACTCACTGAACTGGACGCGCCCATGGCGGATGAACAAGCAGCCGTTCCGCTTCGCAATTTTGAGGACGGCAA